CAGCCGCAAAGCAATGCGCCCACGGCCATAGGTGACGCCGCGCCATCGATGGACGACACGATGGAACAGGTGTTCGACAACATTCAAACGCGGGACGCCGATGACGCGCCCGCGCCGGTCAAGGCTGATGAGGCCCCCGGCGAAGATCCACCGTCCGTTGACGACACTCCCGAAGTGGAGCAAGACGACACGGACGAACCTTCCGATGATGGAACCGACGCGGACACTGGCGACAGCCAGCTAGACCCGCCGGACCTGTGGTCGGAAGACGCGAAGGCGTCCTTTAACGCCCTGGACGAGGCCCAAAAGGCCACGGTCATGGATGTGACAAAGGCGGCCAATGCGTCATTCACACAGAAGACCCAAGAGTTGGCCGAACTGCGAAAACAGGTCGAGCCGCTTACTGGTGTCCTGGCTCAATGGGAACCGTACATCCGGCAACTCGGCACGACGGCAGCTATGTCGTTCAATACGCTGATGGGCGCGGAATACATCCTGCGGACCGGAACCGACCAGCAAAAGCGGGAAGCCCTGTCTTCAATTCGGAAGGACTATGGGATCTCTGACGGAGACTCGGACGACGCTTACGAGGATCCAGAAATTGCGTCCGTGAAAGCCGAGTTAAAACAAACCCAAGGGGCATTGCAGCAACTGGCATCCGGCCAGACTGCGGCCCGTCACCAGTCAATCCAGCAGCGTGTAGCCGCATTTAGGAACGCCGTTGATGACGCGGGCAAGCCAACGCACCCGCACTTCGACGACGTTGAAGCGACCATGGCAGCGTTGTTAACCTCCGGCCAGTTTGGTGCGGATGAATTGGAAGGTGCCTACGAGGCGGCCGTCTACGCCAACCCCCAAACGCGGGAAACCGTGATGGGCAAGGTGAAGTCGGCGGAGGCTTTGAAGGTAGCGCGCACGGCCAAAGCGAAGAAGGCCGCCGCATCCAACCGCAAGTCATCCGATCAACCGGGTGCCAAAACACAGCCGGCAGGCAAGTGGGATGACGAAGATGAATTGGGCAAGCTCTACGACGAGGCCATGGGCGCTTGACATTAACCCAAACGTGAGGAGATAGCCGGATGGCATCCCCAAATTCTACCTTCACGGAGATCGTTTCGACGACTCTCCGTAACCACCCGACAGCGGTGGCTGATAACGTCTCGGAGCATAATGCTCTGTGGCGACGGTTGCAGGACAAGGGCAACATCAAAGTCGTCAACGGCGGCTATGAGATCGTCGAGCCCTTGGACTACGCCGAGAACTCGACCTACCAGCGCTACAGCGGCTTCGAGCAGCTCAACGTCGGTGCGTCGGATGTGATCAGCGCCGCCAAGTACGACTGGAAGCAGGCGGCGGTGCATGTCGTCTCCAGTGGTCTCGAACTCCGGCAGAACAGTGGCAAAGAGGCCATGATCTCGCTGGCCAAGGCCAAGCTGAAGAATGCTATGCGGACGTTCGCAAACAACCTTTCCTCCGACACCTATTCGGACGGGACGGCGAGCGGCGGCAAGCAGATCGGCGGCATGGACCACCTTGTGACGAATGACGGCACCGGCACGGTGGGCGGCATTGTGGCGGGGACGTTCACATTCTGGAAAAACCAGTTCAAGGACGGGTCTACTGCGACGAAGACCACCATCGGCGACAAGATGCGGGAGCTTTGGCTTCTGTGTCAGCGTCAAGGCGATGTTACGGACTTCATCGTGTCCAGCACCGACCTTTACACACTGTACTGGAACGGCCTCACCGATCTCCAGCGGTACACACAGCGGGACGACGTCGCCGGTCACGGCTTCGCCGCTGGGCTGAAGTTCGACACGGCCGACATCTTTCATGACACCTCGGGTTCGGGGGCATCCACCACGCGGATGTTCTTCTTGAATACCGAGTTCATGAAGCTGGTCGTCCACCGTGACGCCAATCTGAATACGTTGGATGAGAAAACTCCAATCAACCAGGACGGCGTGGCTATTCCGATCATCTTCCAGGGCAACCTGGCCTGCTCGAACCGTGCCCGTCAGGGCGTATTGTTCGACTAAGACTGACTAGGAAAGGAGAACCGCTATGGCATTCGTCAGCAGCGGAGCGATAGGCGTCAACCTCGCAGAGGTGGTCGCCGGAACGGGTACGTCGAGTAACCAGGGCAATGAGTTCGCCGTGGGGACTCGGCAGATGGCGGCAGACGGCGGGGAGTACATGTACGTCCACGCCAGTGCCGCCGTGGCCCAGTACGACGCGGTCGGCATCGACGAGGACTTCGAGGCCGCCCCGGTGACCAAGGCGATGGCTGATGACGGTTGGTTTGTCGGCTTCGCCCAGGTCGCAATTGCCGACAATGAGTTCGGTTGGGTTGCGACGAAAGGCTCCAACATCCAATGCAAGCTGCTCATAAGCTGCGCGGCGGATGCGGTGCTGTACACGTCGGCTACGGCGGGCAGTCTCGATGACGCCTCCTCGTCGCAGACCAAGATCGATGGCGTGGTGTCTGTGGCAACGATCACGGCGGCGACAAACGCCGAGATAATCGCTACCCATCCGAAATCGACCACGTTCTAAGGACTAGGGGAGGGCTTCGGCCCTCCCCGACTTCCCATGAAACAAGTCGGGGCCGAAGACTTTATTGTTGAGCAGAACATGCCCGTCACCGCATTGGCGCGGCATGTCCGCTACGCCTGTGGGTTAGACCTCCCATGGGTGGATGAGAATGCGGAAACCGGCAGTGTTTCTATTGTGGCCGGCGGGCCGTCGATCAAGGACAGCCTGGGTGAACTAGCGGCGAGGAAGCAGCAAGGTGAGACAATTTGGGCCGCGAACGGCGCCCACGACTTCCTCATTGATAACAACATCATCCCGTCCGCCATGGTTATGATGGACGGCAGCGATATCCTACCGGAGGCGGTCGAGAACCCGAGGGCGGATATAACCTACCTTGTGGCGTCCCAGTGCGCGCCGGGAATATTCGAGGCGCTGGAAGGCTACCCGGTCAAGGTGTGGCACGTTTATGCTGACTTTGCGGACCCGATCCTTGCGCGCGACGGGAGGGAGTGTTACATGGTCGGCGGTGGCGGGACCATCGGTCTGCGGGCGATGAACCTCGCCGCGACGATGGGCTACGAATTAATACACGTCTACGGCATAGATAGTTCCTACGGTGAAGGTGAGCTAGAACACGCCTACCCGTCACGCGGTGATGATGCGGCGGCTGCCGACGTACAGCAAGGCCGGGTTCTTGACGTGCGGGTGGGGGAAAGGATATTCAAGGCCCGGCCGTGGATGATCAGGCAAGCCCTGGACTTCCAGGCACAGGCCAAGACCATGCTGGCCGCAGGCATCAAGATAGCCGTCCACGGGGACGGTTTGATCCCGCACATGGCGGGCGTAATGGCGGGCGTAATGGCAAACCAAACACAGAGGTGAAATATGGCGGTTTATTCAAGGTTTTACATGGATCAGGTTAAGAATGAGGAAAAGAGTGCGGGGGCCGGGCACGCCGTTTTTGACGAGGTGGAGAAAGTAGAGATCACGGTCGGGGGCTCCACGCCGATGGTCAATACATACATCGTTGCGGACAAGCACCGCGAACAGTATGCCTCGGCCTACGCGGCCTTCAAGAGTGGCGAGGAGGAGCCGCTTAACGGCTACCCACTTGCGGAGTGGCCGCAGATCACGGCGGCACAGGTTGGCGAATTCAAACGGTTGAGCGTCAGGACGGTCGAGGACCTGGTAGAGGCGTCGGAGCCGATCCTTCAGTCGTTTGGGCCGGGCGCCATGACCCTCGCCCAGAAGGCGAAGGCGTTCCTGGAAGCCGCCGCCGGGCCGGGGAAATTGTCCGAGGAAGTCCATGCGGTGAAGGCCGAGAACGAGGCCCTGCACACAAAGGTGACCGACCTCACGAACACCGTAAACCAACTCGCCGCGCGGCTGGGTGAGTCGGAGACCGCGCAGACGCCGCCCGGCGTGAAGCGGAACAAGAAGGCGGCCTGATGTCTCTACTTACCATCGTCCAGAACGCGGCCGACGAGGTCGGCGTTGCACAGCCCTCATCGGTTGTCGGCTCGACGGACCCTACATCCATCCAGATGCTGGCGTTGTGCAACCGTCACGGCCGGCATCTGGTGGAGAGGTACGACTGGAGCATATTGACGAAGGAGGCCACGTTCACGACCTTGGCGGCGGAAAGCCAGGGCACGGTGTTGGCTGCGGCGGCGGACTTCCACCATTATATCAACGACACGATGTTCAACCGGACGACCAACCGGAAGATCCTCGGGCCTTACACGTCGGCCCAATGGCAGCGCGAGAAGGCCAATTCGCTGGCATCCAACATCGACACCTATTTCCGCATACGCGGGGGGTTGATCATCTTCATCCCAAACCCGACAGCCAGCCAGACGGTGGCGTTTGAGTATGCGACCAACCGCTGGGCGGACACGACCGGCGGCGGTGCCAACAAGGCATCCATGACCATCGACACGGATGTCGCGGAGTTCGATGAGGAATTGATGAAGATGGGCGTCATCTGGCGGTTCTTGAAGGCCAAGGGGTTGGACTATTCGGAGCCGTTCCGGGACCACGAATTGGCGCTACACCGCGCCCTTGCCAGGGATGGCGGCAAGCCACGGTTGAACCTGGCCGGTGGTGTACCCATCGACCCAACGGCAATGAACTTTCCAGACGGGAGCTGGTCAATAACATGACTCTGGCAGAAGCATTAGCCGCCGCCAACGCGGGGCAGCAGGGCGCACAATTCAGTGCCGGTGGGCGAACCTACGTCCTGCCGCCGGGTGTGCAAGGGGCGCCCCTTGCACCCGAACCAGCCGTGGACCCGCCGCAGACGGTGGAAGAAGCCTTGGCGCTTCCGCGCCGGCCCTTGGTGGACCCCGGCAGCGATACGCCCGACGTGTTGCGGCAAACCGCTGGCGGCGGTGGCGGGGGGGGAAACCTATTCGGCGGGTTGGGTGGTATGTTTGACCCCACCGATCCCCGTAACGACCCAGACCGCAACATCGCCGGCAACATCGGCGTCGGCCTGCGCGTGGCGAACCGGGCGTTGGGCGGGTCGTCCCTTATAGGCTCCGGCCTGTCGATGGCGGGGCAGGGCATCAGCGCCAACAGACGCACGTCGGCACTGGATGATATCCTGACGGGCGCCGGACTCAGTGAGACGCCCGAAGGGACGGCGATGAACGACTGGTGGAGCCAGGGTTTCACCGGGTTATTTGGGGCGGGGGAACCGGCCCAGGCGGCAGCGGCAAGGGAGATAGCCGAAGAAGCCAACCGCCCGGAGGGGCGGGTAGAGAACGCCATGCTGGCCTTATCGCGTATGAGTGACCGGGTGAACGAAGAATTGGCGCGGCAAGGGTATGGGCCGGGACAATATGAGGAACCACGGTTCGTCTATGACGAGAGGACAGAGCGGGGCGTTGACTGGCTCGGGGCAGGCAGCGCATCGCTGTACTCGGCCCCTGCCGCCGATGCCTTGGCGAACCTTGCCGACGTTGGCGCGCTTCCGGGTCAGGGCATGTCCGTTGCATTAAACACTCCCGGTTACTCTGCGGCTTCGGGCCGGGACATGGCGGGAACCTGGCAGCAAGGTTACCCCGATAGGGGATGGGGGCCGCCGCAATACGCCCCGGAAGAGCTAAACCTGTGGGACCAGGACGCGACCAAGGGGGAAATGGACGCATGGGCGGCGGCAGCGGACCAAGCGGAACAAGCCCAAGCGGATGCGGCAGCGCAGCAAGCGGCGTCGGACAGCGCGGCGGTACGCGACGCCGCGCTGGGAATAACCGCCTACCAGGGCGGCCCAGGCAACCGGGGATACGACAGCTTCAGTGACTGGGTCGAGGCGGCGTTCGGATGATGCTCCAGCCCCTCCTGTCAAACGCCGCGAAGCAGGCCGTGGCGACTACGGTGGCCGTCCCGCCGCCCATCGGCGGGTGGAATGACTCGACGGCGCTGGACTTGATGCCCGCCGAGGATGCCACGCGGCTGGAGAACTGGTTTCCGCGCACGTCCGATGTAGTATTGCGCGGCGGGTTCACGGCGCTTTCAACGTCGGCAATGGGGTCGGGCGCGGCGGTCGAGACGCTTGCCGAGCTAAGAACCAACACCGTCAACAAGCTGGTGGCGGCGTCTGGCGGCAAGATCTATGACGCGACCGGGGCCACGCCGGCACAACTGGCGACCGGGTATTCGGAGGACCGCTGGCAGACACACGCCTTCAAAAACCTGTTATTTGCTTGCAATGGCACCGACGCACCTTGGACATACAACGGCTCGGCGTTTGACGCCACGTCGGGGTTCACCGGGCCAACCATAACGACCCTCATTGATGTCACTAGCCACGCCGAGCGGTTGTTCTTCGTCGAGAAGGACTCGCAGTCATTCTGGTATGGCGGCGTCGGGGCCATCACGGGGGCGCTGACGGAATTTAACCTCAACACCATTGCCCAGCTTGGCGGCAACCTCAACTCCATAGGCATCATCGCCTCGGACGGCGGCGTGTCGTCGGAGAACCTCGTCTGCTTTTTCATGACTTCGGGCGAGGTCATCATATACCAGGGCTCAAACCCTGGTGACGCATCCGCATGGTCAAAGGTTGGCTCCTTCGTCATCGGGGCGCCATTCAACCGGCAGAACAGTCTGTCGGTAGGCGCCGATCTCGTTGCGATGACCATGGACGGCTTTGTCCCGATGACCCAGGTGCTGCCGTTTGGCCGGTCACGGGATGAGCGTGCGATCCTGTCCGACAAGATCCGGGGTGCCGTGAATGCGGCGGTGAAGAGTTACAAGGGAAACGCGCACTGGCAGATCCAGCTTTACCCGCTGGGCGACATGCTGATCTTCAACATCCCGGTCACGGGCACGACAGCAGAACAGTACGTGATGAACACGACCACAGGGTCCTGGGCAAAATTCAAAAACATGAACGCACGGTGCTGGGCCTTGCTTTCTGATGACCTGTATTTCGGTGGGGAAGACGGCAAGATCTACCAGGCCGACACGGGGACGGATGACGCCGGTTCGGCCATCACCGCCAATGGGGCGACGGCGTGGAACTATTTCGGGGACCGTGGCAGACAGAAGCAATTCACCGCCGCCCGCCCTA